GGTCAATCCCAAAAATAATTGGAGCAAGTTCCACGTCTGCCTTCTGATATACACGTTTAGCTGCATCTTCACAGTCTGCTAAAGACAGGAGCTGGTCGTCCCCTTGCGCTGAGAAATCACATAGATACTCACGGGCGAAACTAGTCTCACTCATGTCTCGCTTGAGACGTTCAACCTCTTTGGGAAATATCGATTGTGTGTCATATACCGTGTACCTTGCCGCTGTCCATCCGTCTTCCTCTAGTGCTTTGTAATACAGCTCACTAAATAAATTAATCCCGCTAGGTGTGCCTATAAAAATCGCCCACCCAAGTCTGTCACTAAGTGCTGGCTGGATTACGTCATTCCAGAGCTCGACCTTTATTTGCGACACCTCATCTAAAACAGCCCCATCCAGACGCAGCCCTCTTAAAGCATCTGCATTATCACCACCAAAGAGCCTGATGATTGCCCCATTGTGCTTGAACTTCACACTCAATTCGCCTTCGTTTATATCAATGAGCGAGGATCTTCTTAGTGGTTCGATCTTGTCCTTCAATCTGCCCCATGCCACGGCCTTTGCCTGTCTCAAAAAAGGGCAGACATAGATAAACATGCCTAACTCTTCCTCTGTCTTCATCGCCTTATCTATTAATTCCATTATTGCTAATTCAGTCTTCCCAGATCGCCTATGCAAGGCGTAAACGCTAAACCTTTTCTTCTTTAAATGGCATTCTTTTTGCCAATTTCGTGGAGTGTAAGCAAGGCTTATATTGCTCATCCTTGAGGAACACCTGTCGAGATGGTCAGGTTAATATCTCCCTTCGCATCGATCCCAACCTTATCGCCATATTCCTGCGGGAACCATTTGCTTAATAACTTCAACCTCAAATCAGATCTTGATCTCATCCAATTCACATGAGCATTATCCATCCTGGCATTGTCTCCCTCACCGATAACAGGAGGAGGAGTATCTACAAGGGCAAGAGCTTCCTCTGCAATAGCTCTCGCTCCTAAAAACCTGCTTACATACGTGAAGCGTGACAAGAACTCTTCATCCTTATCTAACCACCTATACAAAGTCCGATAAGAAGGCATACCCTTTTGCCTGCAAAAAGCACGAAGAGTTCCACCATGAGCAACATGTTCCAAAACCTGCTCAACTATTACAGGATCAGGCTTAGAAACAGGTCTACCTATTTTGCTGGATTGTTTTCCAACGGGTTGGATAGCTAATTCTTTTTTCATAGCGACAGATTTGCCCTATATAACCACGGCTAATACCCCCGAACATAAGGGAAAGGCAGCCGTAACCTATTCCCCATTCTTCGTGCAGCTCTCGAAGAGCGTCAACAACTACTGGGGTAATTTTAGGGTTGTGATTTGGATGATCTTGGGCGACCCTATAGCCCTGATCATTAACACCAACAACTGCTTTAGTCTTAACTGCTGTTAGTGTCATCTAGGGAAAGTAAATTATTAAAAGAATAAATCATGAAGTAATAGCTAGCAATCCCTGCCAAAGATTAATTCGTGAGCTGAGATATTGATATTGTTGTCCCAAGCTGTTTCTAAAACTTTCTTCTGCATGCTGGTGGGAACTAAGCCATCTCCCTTTTGCCAGC